GTATGTTGACTACTCGATACAGCAAATGGATACGATTAAGGAGGCATTTAAGGAACAGGCCCAGACTGCAAAAGAGGCTGGCTGGTTCGCTTCTTTTATCACTGCTGTTACCCGCCCCGGTCTTACTTGGATTGCATTTGGCGTATACGTGGCTGTCAAAGCTGCTGGCTTAACAATCGCCTTCCAGACCAATGCTAACTGGGCTGAGGTGCTAACCAAGTCTTACGACGAAGATGACTTCGCCATGTTGAATATGATGTTATCGTTCTGGTTTGTAGGACGGTCTATTGAGAAGTACAACAAGTCGTGAAAGAGGCTAAGAAGCTTTGCAAAGATGTTCTCATCAAACCCTTTGAAGGGTTGGCAAAGCGTTTGCCTGACGGACGAGTAACTGCTTATCCTGATCCCGGAACCCGTGGGCATCCTTGGACGATTGGTTGGGGTGCGACAGGGCCAGAGATTCAGCCGGGAACTATTTGGACCATGCAGCAGTGTGAAGATGCGCTTGACCATCACGTTGAGTATTTTGTCCGTGGCTTGTTTAAACTCTCTCCTAAGTTAGCAAACGCTTTTCCACGCCGCATTGCCGCAGTGACAAGCTGGGCATACAATTGTGGCTTAGGGAACTATCGGGTTTCCACGTTCAAGAAGCGTATTGATGCGGGGGATTGGGATGGTGCAGCCGATCAATGTATGTTGTGGAATAAAGCTGCCGGAAGAGTTCTCCCCGGACTTACCCGCCGCCGTGCGGCTGAAGCTGCGTTGATGAGGTGAGCCGTGCCACTCAAAAAGATTCTTCTAAAGCCTGGGGTCAACAAAGAGAACACTCGTTATACAAATGAGAACGGATGGTATGTTAGCGACAAGGTCCGTTTTCGTCAAGGCACACCTGAAAAGATTGGTGGGTGGCGCAAGATTTCTCAGGCAGTTTTTCTTGGTATTTGCCGGTCTTTGTGGAACTGGGTAACGCTTGGTAATGCTAATCTTTTAGGCGTTGGAACCAATCTTAAATACTACATCGAGCAGGGTGGTGCGTATTCAGACATCACCCCCATCAGGCTTACCCAATCAGTTACTTTTTCTGCCGTTACGGTATCTCCTTTTTCATCCACCATCACGGTTACATCTGCCAGCCACGGCGCTATTACTGGGGACTTCGTAACCTTCTCCGGTGCAGTTAGTCTTGGTGGAAACATCACAGCGGCTGTATTAAATCAGCAGTATCAAATCGCATCAGCCCCTACGCTTAACACCTTCACAATTACTGCCAAAGATCCCGGTACAGGTGCTCCAGTTATATCAAACGCTTCTGATGTGGGTAATGGTGGCGGCAGTGCAGTCGGTGCGTTTCAGGTCAATACGGGTCCGGGTGTCGCCCAAGTTCCCTTGATTGGATGGGGCGCAAGTTCTTGGGGTAGTGGAGCATGGGGTGTTACGCCTCAAGTTACTGATCCACTGCGGATATGGAACGCTAACAACTGGGGCGAGGATCTTGTTTTTGGTCCGCGTACAAGCGGGGTGTACTACTGGGACGCTACCAACGGCTTATCCACAAGAGGTGTTGCACTCAATAGCCTCGGTGGGACGGTAACACTTACAATCGCTGCGCCATGTGTGATTACGCTATCCAATGTACTTGCAGAAGGTACAGCAATCAAACTTGCAACAACAGGTGCGCTACCCACGGGGTTAACGGCTGGCACGACGTACTACTTAATTAATGTTGATGGGGTTACAGCAAACCTTGCTGCTACGATAACAGGTTCAGCAATCACCACAACAGGCTCGCAGTCCGGGGTCCAATCTATAAGCACGTTAGTTGATGTACCTCTTGTGCAATACAACTTATTAGTGTCCGATGCTTCACGCTTTTTACTTTTGTTTGGCACTAATGATTATGGAAGTGTAACGACTGACCCCATGCTAATCCGTTGGAGTAATCAAGAATCGTTAGTGGATTGGGTGCCTTCAGCAGTTAACCAAGCAGGTAGTCTGCGTTTATCTCACGGTTCACAGATTATTGCAGTGCAACAAACTCGCCAAGAAGTTTTGGTGTGGACTGATTCTGCGCTCTTTTCTTTGCAGTACCTCGGTCCTCCGCTGGTATGGGGGTCTCAGATTCTTGCAGACAATACTTCAATCGTTGGTCCTAACGCCACAGCAATAGCTTCCAGCAAAACGTACTGGATGGGTGTGGATAAGTTTTATGTGTACGATGGAGTTGTAAAAACCTTGCGTTGTGATTTGCGTAGGTACATCTTTAACGACATTAACAAATATCAAAACTTCCAGATCTTTGCTGGCACCAATGAAGGTTTCAATGAGGTTTGGTGGTTCTATTGCTCGGAGGATTCAACAACCATTAATCGGTATGTTGTGTACAACTACGCTGAAGATATTTGGTACTACGGTACGATGGCTAGGACTGCATGGAGTGATTCAGGTATTCGTGCGTATCCTCAAGCCGCTACCTATAACTACAACATCGTGGACCACGAGTACGGTGTTGATGACGACGAAACAAGCACTACGCTGCCTATTGAAGCTTATATTGAATCTGCTGAATTTGATATTGAAGATGGACAAAACTTTGGGTTTGTATGGCGCATGGTGCCTGACTTAACATTTGACGGGTCTACGGCTGCAACACCCCAAGTCACGATGACGATGTATGGCATGAACGGTTCGGGGTCTGGGTTTAACACTGAGGCAGCAAAAGCAGTTGCGCGTACTTCCACCGTTACGATTGAGCAGTTCACCAATATTATTTATACCCGCATCCGTGGTCGCCAGATGATTATGAAGATTGGGTCTAATGGGGTTGGGACGACTTGGCAGCTTGGTGCACCACGAATTGATATTAGACCGGATGGTAGACGATGACGCTTGTTGTTACAACAGATTATCAATTTACAAGGTTCGCGCCGCCTAGCCTTCCTATAGCTCCGTCAGATTATTCGTCTGTTTACCAAGACCAATACAGCAACGTCTTGCGTTTGTACTTTAATCGGCTGGATAATTTTTTGGCACAACTTATGGCAACTACTTCAGAACTCCCAATTACCGGGACGGTTACGTTGCCCGGAACTTATTTTGATGCGTTTGGCCGACAGCGTGTAAGCCAACCTTATACGCTTTTTGATAGTCAGAATCGCTACGCTGCGGATAATCAGTTTGATGTAGCAACTACCGGAACAGGTACGACATCGTTTTTATCTGACGAAGCTGCGGTCAAGATGGAAGTTACTGGCGCGGGTGTTGGTTCGGTGGTGCGTCAGTCTTATCGGTCTTTCCCATATCAGCCGGGAAAAGGTCTTTTGGTATTAGCGACGTTCGTGATGGACAGCAGCCAGAGTTTGAACCTCACGCAGCGGGTGGGTTACTTTAATACGAACAACGGTGTTTTCTTCCAAAGGGTGGACGGTACGTATTCTTTTGTGCTTCGTTCGTCAGTAAGCGGATCGCCCTCAGATGCTAGGACAGTTAATCAATCCTCATGGAACGGCGATAAATTGGATGGTACAGGCGCTTCGGGGTTAACGCTTGATCCTTCTAAGGCTCAGATTCTGTGGATGGATTTTGAGTGGTTAGGAGTTGGGTCGGTACGTTGTGGGTTCATTATTAACGGTCAGTATATTGTTTGCCACACGTTTAATAATGCCAACGATATTTCCAACGTCTACATGACCACGGCTATTCTGCCCGTGCGCTATGAAATAACGACAACAACTTCAGCGGTTGCCGCAAGTATGAAGTCAATATGCTGCTCGGTGGTTTCAGAGGGTGGCTTTGAGCAAACGTCTATTGATCATGTGGCGCGTCGCACAACGATCTTTAATAACATCAGCACGTCAGCAAACTTTTTCCCTATCGTTTCCATTAGGCTTGCTTCAGGGCGGACGGGTGCGGTGGTTCTTCCCAACAGGGTGCAGTTTCTACCGACTACAAGCCAGAATTATGAAGTAGCTTTGATGAAGAACCCTGTGCTTACAGGTGCTACATGGGCAGCAACCGTACCTTCTGACTCTAATGTTGAATACGATGTAGCTGCTACGGCTATTGCAACGGTTGGGACAATTGTCCAGACAGATTATGTAACCAGTACGGGTAGCGCCGGGGTAAGCCAAACAAGTGCTGCTACAGGTTATAACTGGGATCTACAGTTAGGCGCATCCTTGGCTGGTGTTAGTGATATTTACACTTTGGCGGTCAGAACGGTTTCTGGTGCAACGCTTGGCGATGGTGTTGGCAGTATTTCCTTTTACGACCTAACCCAATAAAATGGTGGGTATATGGCAATTCCACGTTTACCTTCGGATTGGGGTTCTTACGGCCCGTTTGATAAGCTTAATTGGTTTGTATCCAAGGGCGTAACGGCTGACGATCTATACGCTGCGGGACAAGCTTCCGGGGATATTGAATGGCTTGTAAGTCAGGGGTTGCCTGAGTCAAATGAATTTAGTATTGATCCCCGTGAAAGTATACGCGATACAACCCCCTACGTAGCTCCCGTTACAGAGCCGGAAAGAAATCTTGGCCCTGAAATTAATTTAGATAACCCTTTTGTTGGGGTTACTGATTTTGGTACTGCGCAAGACTACGTTGATGTTGGCAGCGGAGACAGTATTACTCAAGAAGTTGTTGATCGTCCTGCCACTATTGTTGATTATTTAGTTGCAACTAATCCTACAATAGCTGACTCGTTGGCGCACAGCTCTACGTTTGTAAAGACCTACCAAAACGTAAACGGACAACTGCAAGAAGTTGACCCTTCTTCTGTCACTCCCCAAGACGCATCAGCAGGAAACGTAATTCTTCAAATTGGCGGTAAAACAGGTGGCCCCGACAGAGAACGTGTAGCACAAGCATACGTGCCGCAGGGGGACCAACTTGTTCCTATAGGTGAGGGGCAGTTTTATAAAGGAGAACACCCTGATCAAGCACTAATTGACGCGGCTAAAGTAGCAGCAGTTGTAGCTGGAGCAGTGTATCTTGGACCTATGGCTGGGGAAGCTTTAGGTTTAGGCGGTGCTGGTGCAGGTACTGCGGCGGCGTCTGAGCTTGCTTTAGGGGAGTTGGGGATTAACACAGCTCTTGCTGGGGCTGGAGAAGCAGGAATAGGGTCTTTAGCCTCCAACTTAACGGTTGGTGAAGCCGCAAGCACTATTGCAAACCCGACAAGCATCATAACCAAACCTATCACCAACACAGTTACTGATTTTATTGTTTCAACTATTAACAGTAACGCTCTTGCAGGCGTGGAAGCTCTCCCCGGTGTTGCTGAAACAGCAGGACTAACGCTTGGAGAAAAAGCATTAATTAAAACAGGTGTTGCTTCGCTTGTTAATGGCGCTGCTTCTGAATTAATGGGCGGGGATTTTGCTCAAGGCGTAAAAGGTACTCTAATCGGCACAGCGCTTAATACAGTCACTATACCCGGATCAGGGGACGCGCTGGGAGTTGTTGGCGGTAAAGATTTAACGTTTAATCAAGCCGTTAATGTGCTTACAGGTAATGCGCTTGAATCTGTTGGACTAGATGACGGGAAACTAAGCGACAGTATCACTAAAGGCGTTACAACAGCGGTAAGTAGTGGGTTAACCACGGCACTTGCTGGTGGTACTGGTGATCAAGTGTTGCTTAACACCGCTTTAGGTTTTGGGCTTGGTTCGCTTGGCGACATAAAAATCCCCGGCACAAAACTGACAGGCGATGATGGCGTAGAACTTATTCAAGGTGCTTTTGATGAAGGCAATCTTGACGCTGCAAGCGCGTTAAATAGTTCCGTAACAGTTACAGGGGGCGGTAGTAATGACACCTTTAATCCTGTTGACTTTGTACTTGGGGCTGCGCAAACAGGTGGTGGCGGAGGGACATCGACAGTTACAACGCCAGAAAACAAACAATATTCTTTGTTTGGAA